GTATCGATACCTATACTCTGAAAAAACTTTAAGATTTTTCGAACCGTGTTGGTATCCGATTTCATGGTGGCATAGATCCCCGGTCGCTTTAATTTTACAACAACATGCTTCCCATTTTTTAGTACAGCCCTGTGAACCTGACCTATACTCGCCGACTTGAAAGGAGTCTCTTCAAAACTTTTAAAGATGTCCATGTCCAGTTTGTCCTTCACGAGATTGTAATCGAAGGCTGGAACATTGTCTTGAAGAGATTCGAGTTCTCGTGTAAACTCGGGAGGGTACAGGTCTCCTCGTGTCGATGCTATTTGTCCTAATTTTACAAAAGTGGGTCCGAGCTCCAACAGCTCACCCTTCGTCCACTTTCCAAGTTCGGCCTTGTCTTCCACAAATCGTTCCTTCCATAAAAATTTGGCTGCAAATTTCCATGTTTTTACTCTTTGATTTCCCGCCAACTTGACAGGTGGCACACCCACTGAATGTTGGCTGAGTACAGACAACATATCTTACAATAGCAGTATACTTTTTTCTATAAGCCCTTAGATATTTTGTTAGTTAACAATAGAATGAAGATTCATATTGTCGGAGCGGGACCAACTGGTATGTCACTCGCATGGGAATTACTTAGGTCGGGTGAACACGAAATTACCATCTACGATAAAAAAGTATCAGCGGGAGGCTCATGGTGGGAACCGAGCACCGAGTACAGAGACCTTCACGCCCACAGGATTGTCTTTGACAAGGCGTTCATAAATACCATGTCTCTGTTCGAGGAGATGGGAATCGATTGGAACGATTTCTTTAAACCCAAAGACAATGGTCAGCATGTCAATTACGTTCTTCGTTCTTTACGACTCAGAGACTATGGAACACTCATTTCCTTTTTCGTTCGGGTTCTCGCTCAACCCGAAAAGTACAAGAGCATCTCGGTCAAAGACGCTCTCGGTACTCTCACCGAAGAAGGTCAAAAGTGTATCGAACACCTTCCTCTCATCATGGATGGTGTTACGTGGGAAGTGATGTCCGCCTATGAATTTGTAAAAAATCTGGATCACGTGGGTTTATCCACACCTCACACACAACTCGCATCCGGTAAGTTCATGTGTGATGCTATGGAGCAAGCCCTCCTCGACGCCGGTGCCAACTTTGTGTTCGGCGTGGAACTGAAGGATGTACAATACAGTGAGGATGCGTACGTCGCGACCTTCATGGATGAGAAAATCATAGACGACGGAATGTTGTTCCTGTGTTTGGATAACAGCCCCGCCATCAAATTTTTAGGAAACAATTGGGGTCCCGACGCTGAGAAAAAGGTTCGAGAAAGTACGTACGGTGCGATCAACGTTCTCCTCGATTACGATGAACCTGTACAGATCAAGACGGATCTCGAGATAGCGGCCAACACGAGATGGAAAATACAACCTAAAGTTCTTTCGGACGGAAAAACAATTTCGTGTGTCATTTGTCATCTCACCGAAGAAATCACCAATTCCGATCCAGACACGATAAAACGTGAAGTCATCGAACAGTTGGGTTTACACGATCCCGTGAGTGCGCGTATCGCGTGGGGTGCGGATTGGGAGGATGGAAAGTGGACCTTTTCTCAATCTTCGGGTGTGCTCAGCCTTCACGGTCAACTTCCTTTCTTCGGTAGATGCTCGAAGGTTGCCATGTGTGGTATGATGTCTCCGAGGTACACTCCATACTCTAGCATAGAGGCGGCTATCGAGGTATCCAGGCGTGTGAGTCACGAATGTTTCGGTACGCGTCAGCCTCTCAAGCCTCTCCTCCTCTCTCAGGTTCTCGTATTCATCGTAGTGTTACTTATAGTTTTAGTTCTTTTGTACCGTAACAGAAAACAATGAAGTGTGTGGTTAAAGTGCACACACCGATGTACGAATTTAATGATAAAAAGTATATCCGTTTGGTGGTTCCTTCGAAACTCGCGACGATCATCTCTGACATACACGCCTCGAGAATGCACCTTCTCGTGAACCAAAACGTGGATGATCCTTTGGATGGTCGTGTACTCACAGTCAAAGTTCCGTTCCGATATAGGAGAGTGATGTGTGAGGTCAAAGGAAAACCTGTACAGTCTCTTATACGGGATGACGAAGTGGAAGTCGAAATGAACTTCAAGGGTGTTTGGAATGTGGGAAATCACTCGGGCTTTTCTTGGATACTCTCGAGCTCTTCAACCTCTTGAGTGGGATCGTTGGGAAGTTCGATGGTGTTTACACCACCCTTTTTAAGATTGACGAACGTCTGCAAAACACCTTGCAGACGGTAGATTTCCTGAGTCAGATTTTCAATGTTCGCGCGAACTTGCTTAATGTTTTCATCGACGTCGAGAGTAGGCATCTTCTACTCATTTAAAGTTTACACTCTTTAAATGAGTATGCTTACACGGACCGGATACCTCGTGGATGCGGGACCGATACAAGAAATTAAAAAAGAACTTACCGTAAGACCCATAGTCAATGGCGATTTCGGATTTCCTCCACCACCTTTTAAAGTTTATAAACCAACTAAGAATGGAATCTGCGTTCCAAGATTCTACGGAACTTCTAAACTTGGAGAACCCTCCCAGGACCGACGTCCCGAACCTGTTAAGACCAGAAGTGCATTCACCGGAAAGCTCCGAGATGCCACCCACCAAAACGAAGCCTTTGATGCTGCTATCAAGGCGGGTCATGGAGTTCTTTCGTTGCCATGCGGGTATGGCAAGACCACCGTATCCCTGGCGATAGCTTCAAAATTGGGGTATAGGACCATGATCATCGTACATAAACAGTTCTTAGCCGACCAATGGAAAGAACGTATTCAACAATTTTGTCCGGGTGCCACGATCGGTATGGTTCAGCAGAACAAAAAAGAGGTGGAGTGTGATTTTGTCATCGCCATGCTTCAGTCTCTCTCACTGAAAGAGTATTCCTTCTCGGATTTTGAAAGTATTGGAACAGTCATCGTCGATGAAGCACACCACATCTGTGCCAAGGTTTTCAGTCAATCTCTATTTAAACTTTGTCCCCGGCACATTTTCGGGCTTTCAGCGACACCAGAGAGAAAAGATGGACTCACAAAGGTGCTTCACTGGTTCATGGGCCCCACCTTTTTTGCTGTCGAGCGGAAAAATCAGGAACAGGTGGAAGTGTTTCCAGTCACGTTTGATTCTGCAAACTATAGAAATCCTCCACCGTCCATGCGAAACGGAAAGATTTCGATGCCAAACATGATCACAGATGTTGTCGAAGATCGGCAACGTAATAAGATGCTCGTGGAACTCGTGAAGAAGGCGTCGAGTGGTACCAGGCAGTTACTCGTGTTGAGTGATCGCAGACAACATTGTGAATTCCTTCACCAGTGTTTTCCCAAAACCTCGGGACTGTACATGGGTGGCATGAAAGAGGCTGAACTTCAAGCGTCGTCTAAAAAGAAAATCATCTTTGCGACGTTCTCACAAGCGCATGAAGGTCTCGACATACCCACACTCGACACAGTCATCTTGGCGTCGCCAAAGTCGGACATCACCCAGAGTATCGGTCGTATCATGCGAGAAACAAAAGGGAAACAGAATAATCCACACATCTATGATGTACACGACCCGTGGTCTATTTTCACAGCCATGTTTTACAAGCGTATGAAAGTCTACAGAAACGGTGGATTCAAGATTCATGGTAAGGTGGTGGAGGAACAGAAGAGTGACTTCCCTCAGGGAAAGTGTCTGTTTTTATAATCTAAACAACTATTAAATGTCTGGTGCATTAATACAGTTGGTATCAAAGGGGATACAAGATGTGTACCTCACGAGTGACGAGGGACATTCTTTCTTTCGCATGAAATTCACGAGGCACACAAACTTTTCCCAAGCCCCGAAGTTCATCAAGACTATCGACACGAACGATACGTCTATTACCATTCCGGTTTTGGGTGATGTCATCAACGGTTTGTGGTTCGAATCTACGAACACGAGTAACGCGAACATAGCCTCTAATTTGTTCCATAATTCAACCTTAGATTTGTACATCGGTGGACAGAAAGTTGATTCTCAGCATTACGATTATTACGCAGAGATATGGCCCAACTATCTCGCCGATACGTACAACAAGTCTCAGGAACTCAATAACAAAGCGTCTACATCTAACCAGACATTCATGCCTCTTCACTTTTTCTTTTGTGACCATAAAGCGTTCCTACCTCTCATCGCCATGCAACACCATCAAGTCGAGATTAAAATCACATTCGACCAAACAGCCATAGCGAATTCGTCGGAAATTGAAAGAACCGCCGATTTTTATGGCAACTACGTGTACCTGGATAAAGAAGAACGAGAATCATTGTTGAACCGCACACTCGATTTTGTCGTCACACAGACACAACGCATAGAGTTTCCTCTCGAGAGCGTCGCGGATAACACTACTGAGTCTGGTGGATACAACAAACTCGATATTTCGGCGTTCAACCATCCCGTCAAGTCTCTCTTTTTTGGATACGGAACGTCGAATTCTAATTTCGCCGGTGACCGTTTCTCTTTTAAGAATGCTGACATCATGATTAACGGTGTTTCTTTCCTCGAAAATATGACCCCGACGTATTTTCACACAGTACAAAATTATTACAAGTCGAACTTTGGACAAACGGAATTTGATGTTGATAGTCACACGGGTGTGTACACTCGCTACTTCGTGTATCATTTCTGCTTAAACGCTTCCGATTACAACCCCTCCGGTTCTTGTAACTTTAGCCGTCTAGATGATGCGAAACTCATCCTCAGGGGTGTGGAAAAGGGGGAGCTACGACCGTCGAATCAGAGTATTTTCGTATACGCCGTTAATTACAATGTGCTACGACTGAAGGACGGATTAGCCGGAATTTTATTCGGCAACTAAAGTATAAATGGGTAAGCTTGTGAGAGCTGGTCAAATTTTTGTAACCAGTCTAGATGCAACACCCAGAGAGACCGATGTCTTGACGGGTCTTGCGAGTATCGACGCTGGTGAAATTACAGCGGACGAAATTGTTGTGGCGAATTTGAAGATTACGGGTGAACTGACATCTATTTCAGATACAACTCAGTTTGCGGGTACTACAAATGTAAATCGTCTCACGGCCACACAGGTCGGTATAGGCACGGATAACCCCATCAACGATCTTCAAATTGGTACGAATGATTTAATCGTAAACAGAACTGTTCAAAATCTTGTGACTGTACGTGGTAATGTTGTCAGTACGAATGTGTTAGCGACAGATACATTCAAAACGACCAACGATTCGTTCGTCGTTGATGCCGACAACTCTAACGTGATCACGGTCACTGGGAATACTGTATCTACGAATGTCACGGTGAATAAACATCTTCACGTCGGAACGGATATTGTTCAAGACACGGGAGCTAACGTAGCCGTTTTTGAAAACGGTAACGTCGTCATTCGAGATGGTTTCTTACAAGTGTTTGGTAATATCGATGTGAGTGGTAACTTGTCGATAACAGAAATTCCGTCGTATACGAGTGTAAACAATCTTGTCGTGTCTAATGCCGTCATCTTGATGGGTGACGGTAACAACGGGACCTACGACATGGCCGTGCTCATGAGGGATGGTGCCCCGGATACCTCCAATGTATTCTTGGGCTATACACACGTCGATGATACCTTTAAATTATCAAGAACCTACGGTACTCCCGAAGATGCCACTTTCACTATGGACAGTGCAAACACAGTGAACCTTCACGTGTTCGGTGACATTTACACACAAAACAACGTGGGTATCGCAAATACCTCACCGGCGTTTTCCCTTTCTGTGGGATCTAACGTGTACATAAATGATGTGGCATCATCTTCGGCCAATGTTCTTCATGCAAACGGATACGGCTTCTTCGAAGGTTTACGAATCGGTGACGACGGTCTCACAGTCGGTAGCCTCATCACACTCGACGCGGATGCGGCTATACCTATGGTTGTTTCGTCAAAGATCGAGGCCGATGGTATTCAAACGACGGGTGTCAATTCATCAGGTATCGCGAATACGAATCCGGCACATACGTTATCTATCGGTGACAAGATATTCTTCAGTACCACAGACGCGAATGCCGTTACCGTGATCGGTAACACGGCAACGGGTCGTCTCATCACGGAGTCTATTCGTGTACAAGATTTCATCGAAGTAGAGGGTGAATCCGGTATTTCTTCAGCCGCGAATGTTATCATTCACGGTGATATTACTGGTGAAGATTCTACTTCGAACACAGTGAGTATCCGCGCGGGTCCATTGACCTCGAATATTAGTGCTCTCGAAATTAATGGTGCTAAAACATCACCCAGTCATCAGTCCGTAATCATAAAGACAAAGAATACCGAACGTTTACGAGTCGTATCTGGTGGTAATGTTGGTTTATCCAACACTAATCCGAGTGAACTTTTAACTCTTGGTGGTAACCTCAAGTTAAATGATAGTAATGCGGCTATACTAGGAAGCGATACAACCTACCTGAAAGCTTTCACAGATGTCAATGGTAATCAAACGAGAATCGAAAACCGTGTAGGAACCGGTAAGGGTCTCAACTTTTACGCGAGTACCACCGATACGATGGGAACCCCGAAGATGACCATTCTCGAAACAAGCAATGTGGGTATAGGCACTATTACACCTAAGGGTCTCTTACATACGTCAGGTGGTACGGTATTCATAAACAATGAACCCGCAAACCGTGTCGCATATAATCACTTGAATACACCGATGGTCATAAGCAACACAGTCGAGACCGAGGATACTGTATCCCAAGAACCAATCCTTGAATTAACACGTGAAGGTGTCTTAAACAACTATGAAGCCGTTCGAGCGACATTCAAGTTGGGTAAACACGACCTCACGAACAACAAATCCAAAACACAACTGGATATTTACCTCGCGGATGAAGATTACAGTGATGAGACAGATATTCTCACACTTCGAAGTGATGGACGTGTCGGTATAGGCTCGACCGTTCCGGAAGCATTTTTAGAAGTTGTGAGCAGTGGGATAGGAAACGCGCGTGAAAATAGTCTCATGATTCACAACCACCACGGTGCGGGTGGTGCAGGTGACGCGATCATGGCCGCCCAAACGGACGCGACACAAGGAAACGCGTTCACATCGTACATTCAAACGACGAATGATTCAAACCCTCGTGGATGGTCTGTTGGTATCACCGGAACGAGAGATTTTAGAATTACTCGTAACATTAATGAAGTATCTGATTCGACAAATGTTGGAATGTACATAGATGGGAGTACACGTAATATGGGTATAAGTACAGACGCTCCCCGTGCTAAACTGGAAGTCAGTGGTAATGTTATCATCGGTAACAAACTTTCGTTTGGTGGTTTAACTTCCGATGAGTTTGGTAACACCTTTATCCAAGAACAGTATTATGATGCCGTAGGTGGTAAAACAGAACTCGTCATATTCAAGGGTAATGATCGAACTGGTACCGCCGCCCCCGATAGGATTCGTTCTATCGCCGCCGAACACCTTTTCCAAACGTATAACACGAACTTACCATCCCTGACTACGAACCAGATCCAGTCCGCTTTAGATGGGGATGCCGCGGTGGTGTCGCGTGCGATGACTATAACTCCTTCGGGTGTAGTCGTCATAGGAGCTTTACCTCTCGATAACCAAGGTGAATTAGACGTAAGTAGTGGAACTCGATTCTACGTCGGCGGTGGTCTTGAGTTCGCCGATAACCAGGCGATTAAGTTCGGTGCTTTAGATATTTTTACGGCGACTGGTGTCGTTACCCAAAACATCGTAGAATCTCTAGGAGATGCTCCCTTATTATTCAGACAAAAGGTACAAGGTACCAGCACGGAGTACGCTCGATTTACCCATGAAGGTCTCATCGGTTTCGGCACAGATTCACCTGAAGCGAACGTCCACATTTACTCGGATGCGACGGGCGACACAGATGTCCTCAAACTCCAAAATCCCGGTACAAATTCTAAGGTTGGTCTCATTCTTCACACAAATGATAATTACGGTGGATACGTGAGAGGTTTCAGTGATTCCACCCATTCCGTACATGGTACGGTGATAGGTGCTGTGAACAATGGTACCGAAGGAGATGGCATTCACATCATACACACGTCAAATGTAGGTGTGGGTACTGTAAACCCCAGTGAGCATTTCACCGTGTATAACGGTACGGCTCGTTTAGAACATGCGACGAGTAATGCCATTCTCGAATTCAAGACGACTGGTGGAGTGTCCAACATCTACGGTGACCACACTGGTAATGTGTTTGTAGACCCAGTAAGAAGTTTTATCGTGAATAGTGACACTGAAATTGTTGGTGACCTCCAAATCGATGGTAAGATTGATTTGGGTAACCAGGTTGCCGTAGACCTCGGTGGCCAGGATGCTACTGCTGCTCTTGAGGTCGGTGGTGGATTTAATTCCAACTCGAATGAAGTTGCCTGTAAACGAT